TGTCCGAACAACGCTTTGATAGACTAGAAAACAGTCTTGATAGACTAACTAGTAAGGTAGATCAAATGTCAGAAGTTGTGACCGCTTTGGCTCGTATTGAAGAGAAACACGTAGCCGTCCAACAACGCTTAGATCACCATGATAGGCGTTTAAATAAACATAGTGATTCGTTAGACGAGTTATTTGTGGATACGACCAGAATGGCAAAGACTTCAGGCACTAACGAGTGGTTTATTAGAATACTGATAGCGAGCATGGTAGGCACTGTTGCTTACTTATTGAGAGGTTGAAATGAAGTTATTTTCAGTAGTTGATATGATTACAGGTATTTTTAAGCCAGCCGCAGAGCTGGTGGATGAATTACATACATCAGAAGAAGAGCGTTTAACCAACAAGTTACGTTTGTTAGAACTTCAAGCTGCTGCTGTAGACAAAGCTACTGAATATCATCAGTCTCTGTTTGAAAACCAATCTAAAATTATTAACTCAGAAGCACAAAGTTCTAACTGGATTGCCTCTAGCTGGCGACCTATAGTTATGTTGACCTTTACTGGTTTAGTCGTAGCTAGATACTTAGGTTTTGATGCGCCTAATATGACACCACAAGATCACGAAAACCTATGGACTTTGATACAAATAGGTCTAGGTGGATACGTAGTGGGACGTTCTGTAGAAAAAACTGTAAAAACATGGAAACAGGATTAACATGAAAACATATTTAGAACTCGTTAATGAGATACTTTTACGCCTTAGAGAGCGTCAAGTTACTTCTGTAAATGCTAACGACTACGCCAAGTTAATTGGGGTGTTTGTGAACCAAGCTAGAGAGCTTGTAGAGAACTCTTGGGAGTGGTCAGGATTACGTACTACTTTGTCGGCTACTACTAGTGAGGACGTTTTTAACTATGTTCTTACTGGTTCTCAAAATCGAATCACAGTCCTTGACGTTATCAATGACACTCAAAATAAGTTTATGACTTATAAAACAGCTAGTCAGTTTAACAAATACTTTAACACGGACGACCCTTCTAAGGGCGCTCCTTGTGACTACAGCTTCAATGGTATTGATGCCAATGGTGACACACAGGTAGACGTATGGCCTATCCCTGATGGAACATACGAACTACGTTTTAACGTGGTAAAGAGAACTGTAGAGCTTGAAGATAATGCCGATGTAATGACTATTCCTCATGCTCCTGTAGTTGCTTTGGCTTATGCCTTAGCTGTAGAAGAACGTGGCGAAGACGGAGGTATGTCTAGTACTAACGCTTACGTACTGGCTAATCGTTTACTTTCTGACGCTATTGCCCTTGATGCTGGCAAACACCCTGAGGAACTAGTCTGGGGAGCAGTATAATGCCAAAACAATTACTATCTGCTTCCATAGCAGCCCCAGGTTTTTTTGGAGTAAACACGCAAGAATCAGGAACTACTTTAGAAGCTGGTTTTGCTATTGAAGCTAACAACTGCGTCATTGACGAATCAGGTAGACTAGGTGCTCGTAAAGGCTACACCTATTTAACTCAAGGTTCTACTGGTGTAAACTTAGATGGTATTCATGAGTATGTAGGCAACACAGGTTACGTAGACCACATTAGCTGGGGTAACGGAAGTATCTACAAAGGAACTTCTACTTTATCTACCTTAGAAACTGGTCACGGAGATAGTGAGTGGAAAGCTACTAACTTTATTGGTAATTGTTATTTAGCTCAAGATGGATACCCTGTAAAAGTTATTGACTCTAACCTGACTATATCTAACTTGTCGTCACAGGGCGTACAGAACTTCGGTACAGTCAATGCTGCGTATGGCCGTCTATGGGCCGCTAGAACGTCCACTGATAAACATACAGTATATTTTACTGCCATAGGTCGAGACGACTTCCAAGGCCACTCTGGGGCCGGTGAGATGGACTTACGTAACATATGGACTAATGGTGGAGATGAGATAGTACAAATCAGCGGATTTAACGGATACATTATTGTTTTTTGTAAAAACTGTATTGTTATACTTGGTGATAATAACAATGGTGATTTGAGTTTAACTTCCGTAGAAATACGTGTTATTGAAGTACTAGAGAACGTAGGTTGTATTGCTGCTGGTTCTATACAGAACATAGGAACTGACATCCTGTTTTTGTCAACTAGTGGTGTTCGTTCATTAAACCGAGTAATCCAAGAAAAATCTAACCCTATTGCTGACGTTTCTAGTAATGTACGTGATGATTTAAACAAACAAGTCAAGTCAGAAAACTTAAATAAAGTTACAGGTATCTACAGTCCTTTCGACTCTATGTATCTTTTAATTCTTCCTACTAACAATTTAGTTTATTGTTTTGACACAAGAGGAAGACTAGAGGACGGCTCATTCCGAGTAACAACTTGGTCTAACATGGGTGTTCGTTGTGGCTCTCAGGCCAACACTAATAAACTTTACTTAGGATTTACTAACGGAATTGGAATATACCAAGGTTACTTAGATAACAATGCTTCGTACTACGTTACTTACTTTACTAATTATTTTGACTTTGGACAACCAACCATCATTAAACTAATGAAGCACATAGGCGTGACTTTGATAGGCGGCAGTGGACAAGAGTTTAAAATAAAAACTGCTGTTGATTATAATGACGTATACAGAACATATACTGGTTCAGTACAACAAAGCACAGTGTCTGAGTACAACACTAATGTTGAATACAACGACCCTGATACTTATGACATTACAAATGACGCTAACCCTGACAAAATAACAACTGATGTGTATACTGCTGCTGAATATGGCGGCTATGGTTTCACAGAAAAAATTAAACTCGCTATAGGAGGCCAAGGCTCTGTAGTTCAATTAGGCTTTGAAGCTGAAGTGAATGGCGACCCCCTCTCAATACAGAAACTTGATATTTACGTAAAACAAGGTAGGTCTTACTAATGGCTAATACTACTTTCACACGATTGACAAACTTTGAGACTAAAGATGGTTTAGCCTCAGGTTCAGCAGCTAAACGAGTCAAGGGTACTGAGATTGAGGATGAATTTTCTCAGGTCAAGGCCGTTGTTGACGTTAAGGCTGATATTAACTCACCAGCTCTTACTGGTACTCCGACTGTTCCTACGGCTTCCGCAGGGACTAACACTACTCAGGCTTCTAATACGGCCTTTGTTACTACTGCTGTTGCAAATGGGAAAGTATCCCCTGCGCTAACTGGTACACCCACAGCGCCTACAGCTTCTTCTGGTACTAACACTACTCAGATAGCTACTACAGCTTACGTAGAGACAGCAAAGACAGCAGCAATTACGTCAGCAAATAACTACACTGACACAGAAGTATCAGATGCTAAAGTGTCTCCTGCTTTCACAGGTACGCCCACAGCGCCAACAGCATCTTCTGCTACTAATAATACCCAAATAGCTACTACAGCTTATGTTACTAACGCTATAAGTAGTGCTCCTTCAGGTTATAGTAGTGTTGTAATTGACGGAGGCTCTGCTGTCTATAATAAAACAGCTTATATAAACAATAGCGGCCCTTCGGGCGGCAGTGATGGAGACGTTTGGTTTGAGTATTAAAGCTAAAGTAAATGGTACTTGGCAAAACGCTCATAAAGTTCACGTTAAAAACAATGGGTGGAAACAAGTACGAACTGTTCACAATAAAGTTAATGGAACTTGGCAGAAAACCTATGAGTATGAATACGTTTATACTTTAGCTTCTGGCGCTCATGGTAGCATAGATTTAGATGATTATGCTCTTGATAAATTTCATAATGTAAGATTTATTGTTCCTTCTAACGCTCAAGTAGTTGCTACCAATACGTCTACTCCTGCCATAAAAACTGGTACAGGGTATGGTGGTACATTAGTCATTGAAAACCACGGAAAGATTTATGGCCGTGGTGGTTCTGGTGGTGACGGCGGCGACTCTAATAGCTCAACTGCTTATAATGGTGATACTGGCATTGATGGTGGTGATGCTATATTACTAGAATGTGACTTAACTGTCGAAAACAGCGGCACTATCCTAGGTGGCGGCGGTGGCGGTGGTGGAGGCGGTGGGGCGCACGACTACGACTCTAGCTCTGGCGATGAATATGCTGGAGGTGGCGGTGGTGGCGGTGGCGCTCCATTCGGCTTCGGTGGTACTAAAGGCTCAGGCTCAGGCGTACAAGCTACTGCTGGTGGATTCGGTGACTTTGAAAATTCTAGTGCTGGCGGTACTGGCGGCTTTGATGATGAAGGTTCATCGTTTAGTAACGGAAACGCAGAAGGTGGCGATGGCGGAGCTGGTGGCGCAGTAGGCCAAGCTGGTTCTTCAGGCAGCACTGCTGTACAAGGCACAACTAGAAGGTCAGGAGGCGCTGGCGGTGTTGCTGGACAAGCATATTATAATCCTAATGGATTTACTTTAACACAGGTATAAAAAAATGTCATTCTTTAGTAATATTCTAGGAAAGGCCTCAGGGTTTTTTACGCCAAAACCTGTGGTTGATGATCGTATCCCTACAGGGCGTGGAAAATCTAGCGGAAATTTAACTACTAGCTCTACGGGTGCTTTTTACCCTTCAGGTCGTGATGCCGTTAAACCTAGTCTTGCTACTACAGTAGCTTTAGGGCCAGCAGCTAGACCAGCATCTTCTTTTGTTAATCAATTAAGATATGGAATGAATGAACAAGCTGCTAGTGAATACAACAGATTAGCCGCAGAGAATAAAGGCTTTATGGATATGTCAGAAGCTGAACGTGTGCAGTTAGCACGTAAGCCTCAGATGGACGCACAGCTACCTAATGCTTTTTCTCGGCCTAGTCGTAATAACTCTAATAGGGGAAATACATTGTCTAACCAAGAAGTAGTGCCTATGCCTCAAGTTACCTACCCTCAGGTCGGGACAACTGAAGGCTTTACAGGTATGT